TAGAAGCAACAAAAGCATGATTTAAAGATAAAGATAAAAAGTTACCTTGTACCATCATAGTACAACAAGATATAAAAGCTTGTATCCATGCTTCTGAAAATTTATTTAAAAACTTTTTCAACTTACACTCTATATTTTTTAGTTTTGCGTGCTATCTTTTTGGGCTGCTTCACGAACTGCTTTCCGGCAGCAGTCCCTTTTCTCTTTGCTTTGGTGGTCGCTGCATATTCCTTTGCCGACAAAGCTTTGATTGCTTTCTCCGGTAGGTAACGCTCTCCGGTTTTGCCAGAGGGTTTGCCTGATTTCGTGCGCCATTTCTGCTTGCTCCATTTCGACAGTTTATTGGTAGACTTCTTCTTACCTTTATAAGTTCCACCGGCATCCTTGTAATACTTAACAGCAAGCTGCATAGCTCTGGCAGAGTGTTTACCACCCATCTTACGTTTTGCTTTGGCCTTTGCCGCTGCCCACTTCTTTGGGTCACGCTTAGTAGCTGTGCCACCTTTCTTACGCTTAATCATTTCTTGTGTATCTTCTGAACTTCAAAGCTGGCTTTCTTGGAAGCACCCTTATGCGGCACATAGCCACCTCTAGGATTCTTCATAAGCTTAAAGCTTTTACCAGACTTCATCCAGTGATATCCTTTCGGAGCATCTACAGATTTTTTCATTAACATCTCCACCGCTTACGAGCTTGCCTTAGACGGCTATTCGGATTCTTAGCAGCCTTCGGAAACTTCTTCATTTGTCCAGCAGACCTAGCGCAATATGATTTACGTCTTGCGGCCCTTTTCTTAGACGGGCTTTTCTCAGTAACAGCAGTTTGTAGTTTAGAGCCGGGGTTCTGTCTACGATACTTAGCAACACCCTTCTTAGTCATACCAGCACCAGCTTTGGTAGGACGCTTCATGCCCCGACCAATGGTAATGCCTTTCATGTTGCTAGGCTTTCTTTTTCGCTTTACTGCCATATGTATACCTAAATTTGTTTCCTATATATTCACATAGATCGTTGATATACTCTTGAAAGTCTTCGTAGTCATTCTTATCTGGTTTAGTTCCTGAGAAGTCAATAAGACTATAGTCATCGTATCCTTCTTCTACAGACTTATTGTACCTCTCAAGAAACTCCTTAGTAACCACGCAGAGCTTTACCGTAGCCTCGTACCTTACCACCCATGCGACGTTTTACCTTGCCACCATACTTCTTAATTTCAAAACCAGAGGCAATAAGATCATCAAGCTCTTTACCCGTAGGCATCATTTCAGAACCACGCCTTGCGCCCATTGCTTCCTCAACCATTTCACGAGGAGGAGCATACTCACCACGTTTAAGCATACCAGACTTACCAAGACGGCGACGTGCGGCAGGAGACATTTCTTCTTTACGTGGGGTGGGAACTTTTGAAAGAAGCGGACCTTGTTCTACTTCCTGTCCTTTAGGTCCAGTGGCACGACGCTTAGGAAGAATATCTGACGATCCTTCTCGCATCTCTCTCTGCTGTTCACGCCTTAACTTTGCAAGCTCTTTATTTTCAGCAGGAGTTCGTTTCACTCTAGGCTGTTTTTTCTCTTTAGGCGTCTCTGCTTCTTTAGCTTCTTTGATAAACCTCTTCTGCTTTTCTTCAGGAAGTTTTTTAAACTCCCTAAGAGACATGCCAGCCTGTTTAGCACCAGCCCTTTGAGCAGGAGTTGCGGCTTTGGCACCACGAGGCCTGCGCTGACGGCCAACACGCTTTGTAACCTCAGTTGCTACTTTTCTTGATGACATAATTTAACCCTCTACTTTAAAGGCTTTGCCCTCGTTGTAGTCTTCGTCAACTACAACATCTTGAGGCGGTCCCATTACCTGCGGCCCTTTACGTGCAGCACCATAGCCCTGTCCAGTAGGACGGCCCACAATTTTATTAAGATCATGAGGACGATTAATCAACGTCGTTCGCATTTGCGGTGAGTCAGACATTTACTTTCTCCTTTTGCGTTTCTTACGCCGTGCCTCGCTAAGTGCAATGGCTACAGCCTGTTTCCTATTTGTAACTTTTCTGCCAGAGCTACTTTTAAGTTTACCCCGTTTGTATTCGCCCATTACTTTCTTTACTTTACCGGGGCGAGTGACTTGTTTTCGTATGCTAGAGCGATTAGTCATAACAAGCGTTTACAAGGTCTTGTCCGCTCATATTATTTTTAATAACCTTACCGCTATGTTTGCGTTTGTAAACTTTACCACCACCCATTTTCTTTTTCTTTTTAGCCTGAGCTTGTGCAGAAAGTTCTTTCGGAACAGAAGTATAATCTTCCATCATGCTTTCGCTAACTTTCTTTCCTTTTTTAGCAAATCCCATTCTATTACGAACAGGCTTAGGAAGTTCAGCAACGCCCGGATTTTTAGCTTTGTCTACAGGTTTTAGTGCGCCACCACCAGCCATTTTCTTTTTCATGTAGCCACCACTCTTCATTGGGGTCATTCCCCTATCTTTAAAGACAGAGTAAAACTTACTTTTATTACCTTTTAGTCGTTCGGCTCTTTTAGCACCTGCGGTTAGCCCATCATATTCTTCAGCTAGTTTTGCCTTTTTACTTTTAAGAGAAGACTCTCTCTTAACCATACCAGCAGCCTGCGGCTTATTAGGTTCAAACTGTTTAGCATCCATATTATAATTTCTTTTGGGTTTGCCATTACTTTTTGGCGCAGCCTTTTTAGCTCTTTTCCCAGCAGCCTGCATATCTTCAAGTTTTTTTGGGTCAGTTTTAGGACCAGTTTGAAGTTTTCTCTTGCGTCCTTTTAGTCTTTTAGCTGCATCTTCTGGACTAATAATTTTACCTATTTGTTTACCAACAGTAGATGCGATTTTTCTTCCAGCCATTAACTTGCTCCTTGTATAATTGTGTTAGGTCCACCAGCAGGAGAGCCAGCAACTGCCATATCATCCTGTCTGCTGCGACGTGCTTGATTTCTAAGTTGATCTATTGCGGTCTGATACTGCTGCTGCCAAACAGGAAGGGTATTCCAATCTTTCATATACATGGTTGCCTCTACCATGCAGCCAGCAAAGAGAGCATCATAACAATATTCGCTAAAGTAGTTTGTAGTTGTCACGCTAGTTCCCGTAGCAGAAGCAAGGGCAAGCGGCTGTGATTGTGATTCAACTTCTACTGTAAGAACCGACACTGGTGTAGGCACTATACGAATAGAAGAATTAGTTCTGCGACTATAATACCGAGGCGTTCCAGTAGAGGCGCTCACCGGCCAGTAGTCATTTACATATTCATTTGTTCTTTGAAGAAGATTAGTCGTACTTGTACCGCTGCTAACTACAAAGTTAACATTACGGATAATAAGAGTACGATCATTCAAAGAAACGGCACCAGCATTTCCAGCCGATACCGATACATTGGTATATTCGCTTAGACCTACATCGTCCAAGTCTTTTACCAATCGAAACTCTGTTTTCTTTACAAAAGCAGATACCTGCGTAGAAAACTCCGTAGAGTCATTCTCCGTTGTATTAATCAGGTCTGTCTTTAGATAAGCATAATTAGGCATAATTAATTAAGCATTACGGTAAGAACGGAACCATCAGTGGGCGCTGAAACGCTAACCACACCATAGACGGCAACTCCCAAGTCACCCATATAAATATCAGTAGATTCGCTGGCTACCACCTGAAACTTAATTGCAGTACCTTCTGCTGTCTTATTTGTAATCTGCCTCTGACCTTTAATAGCAAAAGAGCCGCCAAGAGTTGCCACAGCATGTACCGCAACAATCCGAGAGACGCTAGGAATATTACTATCAGCAGTTCCATTACTGCCAACAGTCGTATCGTCTTCTACATATTTAAGAACTGAGTCACCTGTGGCTATCGCAACTTTAATATTTGAAGCCATATGTATCTCCTTTAAGAATGAAGAGAGAGTGGCCGAAGCCACCCTCCCTCATTTGCTGATTAACCAGCGCTACCAAACCAGCCACGCCAATCCGAGACGCCGAAGCTATAACGCTCACGAGCCTTGAATCGAAGGTTGCCGGTGTCGAAGTCCGGTTCCATCTTGGTCTGAAGCGGCGACCGCACAAACATCTTCGTGCCGTTCGGAACGTCCGTCTTAACAAACCATGCGTCCGTGTCAGTGAAGCGACGGTTAATGAAGAAGCCTTCAGGAACCATGCCCATGTGACGGGTCGCATTGATGGCGTTCGTATTCGGGTTCGCACCGCCAGCACTCGCCTGAGTGTTGCCCGGCGACGAAAGAACACGATCCGCAACCGCCCAGTAATCAACCGGGATATGCAGAGAAATCGCACTAGCACCAACCAGAATACCACGATCATCTTTGATCTTCTGAATGGCGGTAAGCGCAGTTTCAAGCGTAGCTTCCGACAGGTCAGCCGCACCAAGAAGGTTAGACTGAAGACCATCAGAAATCGTCGGATGAGCCGCAGAGAAGAACGGAGCGCCATCACCAATGGTATCAGTGAAACCATTATTGTAGATGTTAGCAGCCTTCACCTGCTTGGTGTTCGCCATTGCACGGGCAAGACCCCTTGCACGAAGTTTAGCGAACGTGTCATAAAGATTGTCTTCCATCGCTTCTTCGGTGACAGCAAAAGCAAGCGCAACGGTTTCCGCCGTGTAGCGAGCCGTGTAGCTTTCCTGTGCGTCATCATAAGAAACCGATGCACCCTCACCCTTAGTCGGGGCGGTGCCGAAGCCCGTGAAGAGAACTTCTTCTTCAAAGGCACGGTCAGAATTTTCAATCTCATAGAGAGCCTCATGTTCGTTATTGACCTCTCCATACTCCATCCCAAAAACGGCGTTAAGACCGGGAAGGAGTTCTTTAGCAATACTAGCTCTATTAATAGCCATGATAAATCCTCCCTATTAAGCCGTTGACGCCGTAGCCGTTACAAAACGGTCACGGTGATGGTTGAGCCATACTTCCACAATCGGATAAGCATCAGAGTCCTTTTCATCAGGGAACTGAGCTTTACCAATCACACGAACGGCAGCAGCAGCTTCCGTGCCGGACGCACCGTCCAGATAGTAGCTCGACTGACCCGTAGTCGTGCTGCCCGAAGAGGCAGTGGAGCTAACGGTTACGTTGTAGTTTTTGACAATAGCCAACTCAGCCGCCGAAAGCGACAGAGAAGCCTGAATGTAATACGTCTGATCGGGATCAGTGATCACAAAGAATTTAATATCCGTGGCACTCGTTCCGCCCGGCCAATACCGAGAGAACTTCTGCTCGCCATTTTCAACATACTGACAACCCATGAACACTCCAGACGGCTTGAGCGTCGCAGCGATATACGGAGAAATCGTCGCAAAGTTCGCACCGGGAAGCACCACCGGATCGCCGGTAAAGATGCTATTGGAGGGCGTCTGAGCCTGACCCGAAGAGGTCAGAGTAATCATGTCGGTCACGGCTTCGTTGTTGTAGCCGCCACCTTTTTTACGAGCAGGAATGAAACCACGAAATGCTTTAGTAGTAGAC